CTTATGCTGTACGTGGGGGCAATAGAATTATTAAGCAACAAGACTTTGATGAACGCGTCGATATACTTCCCGTTTCTGATCCGAACATTTTTTCTATGTCTCAGCGTGTAACGCTGGCACAAACACAAATGCAAATGGCAACATCTAACCCGCAAATGCACAATATGCATGAAGCGTACAGACGTATGTATGAAGCACTTGGTGTAAGGGATATTGATAAAATATTAACACCCGTACAACAACCACAACCAGAAGATCCGGGAATGGAAAATTCAAAATCACTGCAAATGATGAAGTTACAAGCATTTCAAGGACAGAATCACTCAGCACATATTGATGCACATCAAGCATTTATGTCATCTTCTTTAGTTAAAAATAATCCTCCAACAATGGGCATATTACAGTCACATATTTCTGAACATGTATCATTTTTAGCACGAGAAGAAGTAATGGCAAAAAATCAACAAGTAATGCAGGAACAAGCACAACAATTTGGCGGGCAAGTACCTCAAGAACTGCAACAACAGTTCCAAATGGAGATAGAAAATCAAGTTGCAGAGCGAATTGTGGAAATGACAGAGAAATTAGTGGCAGAAGAGCAAGAATATCTTGAATCTCAAAATTCTGATCCACTTATTGACTTAAAACAGCAAGAACTTAACCTTCGAGCACAGGAAATTAAGCAAAATAAAGATATTGCTGATCAAAAATTGGACTTGGATGTCGAAAAATTGAATTTTGAGGGTGACAAACTTGAACAAAAGGATAAAATGGACAAAGAAAAGATACAAAGCCAAGAAGACCAAGCTGAATTAAGGGCAGAAGTAGCTTTAAAAGGCCAACAAAGGCGAAAAAGTTGATAAAAAGAGAAAAACCTATAAAAAGAAATAATTCTAAAAGGATTTTAGATGAAGTATTTGCTTTTGCGGACCAACATCCGCAAGATCCAATGGCATTAAGTGCGTCATTATTGGTTGTAGCAAAAACAATTTATCTAGATATATTGGGTCCGGAACAAACTTCAGATATGTTTTATGCATTTGCACGAGATTTAGAGAACCATGAATATAAAAAGGCGACAATACACTAATGGCTCTTTGTAGGCATTGTGAACATGAATGTCACCATGGTAATGGCGGTAAATGTCATTGTGGTTGCTTAAATTGTGAACATGATGTAAAAGATGCATTACAAAAACTTGAGGAAATTTTAGATCCAATAAAAGTGGTTGAGTTTGAACCAGATTTTGACTTGACTGAACACTAGGAGGAATAATGAACTTAGTTAAAGACTTATGGTCACACCTTAAAGAATGGAGTGACTGGAAAATGAAAGACTGGATTAAAGCCGGTATAGTAGCTATTATTGTACTTGTTGTAATTAGTCAAATTGGTGGAGGGGGAGCTTAGACTTATGGTCTGGCAACTCTTAGCTAAACCTTTACTTGGCGTCGTCGCTGACGGCGTCAAGGGTTTCGTTGAAACTAAAAAGGCGAAAGCAGAACTAAAAGTAACAGAAGTTAAAGCAGCAACTAAGCTGAAACAAGATCAAATCGCCGGAAAAATTGCGTGGGAAGCATCGGCGGTAGATCAAATGAAAGGAAGCTGGAAAGATGAACTAATTTTAATTTGCCTACTTGGGCCAGCAATTTTAGTTTTCGTGCCCGGAATGACACCGCACATAGAAGCGGGGTTTCTCGCACTTCAACAACTTCCGGATTATTATAAACATTTATTATATATCGCCTGCTCAGCGAGCTTCGGCATTAAGGCCGGAAAAGGGGCAATGGGATTAATTAAAAAGAAGAAGTGATTTCACCAGAAAGATTAACTGCATGGAGAATATTTCCAAGGTTATTAATAACTCTGTATGGATTTGCTTTTTATAGAACGACAGAATGGTTTATGGCACTTCCAGATCCAACAAATGCTCAATCGGCGTTTGTATCTGTAATTGTAGGAGCGGGAGCGGCATGGTTTGGCCTTTATGTGGGAGGCACCAGACAAGCAACGAAAAAATCTGAAGAGAATTAAATGGATTCAATAACGCTGGCAGAAAGAATATTTAAAATAATTAGGACTAGACAAACCCAACTAATTGAGATAATTACCAATAATCAAGTAAAAGATTGGAATGATTATCAAAATCACTTAGGACAATTAGATACTTTAAACTATATCGAACAGGAACTCTCGGACCTGCTAAAGAAACAGGAGCAAAATGACTGAATCACTTATACTACCTACTCACATGGCTGAAGCACGAATAAGGCAAAGAAACGCTGCTCAGAAAAATAAAGAATATAAAGCGAAAAAAAGAAAACCGTTGGAAAAAATGAGTATACCTAAACCAACTGGTTGGAGAATTATTGTTCTGCCCTATAAGGCTAAAGAAAAAACAAAAGGTGGAATTATTTTATCAGATAAAACTGTAACAGAATCTCAAATTGCAACTAACTGCGGTTTAGTTATGGAAGTTGGACCCGATGCTTATCAAGACGAGGACAAATTTCCTAACGGACCATGGTGCAAGAGAAAAGATTGGGTTTTATTTGCACGTTACGCTGGCTCTCGTATCAACATTGATGGAGGGGAACTGCGCATACTTAACGATGACGAAATATTAGGAACGATCGACGATCCGGAAGATATTTTGCACGCATTAACCGTTTAGAACGGAGAGGAAGACATGGCTGAAGCACAAGAGACATTAAAAGAAGCAACAACACCAATGGTTGAACTAGATACTAGTGGGAATGCTGTTGATGTTGAATTAGATGATTCTAAAGCTAATACTAAAGAAGTTGAAACTAAAAAAGAAGAACCTAAAGTAGAAGTTAGGGAAGAAAAAAAAGACGAACGCGAAGAATATAGTGAAGGTGTCAAAAAACGTATTGACCGGTTAACTTATAAAATTCGTGAATCAGAACGCAGAGAAAAAGAAGCTCTTAATTTTGCTCAACAAGTTAAACAAGAACGCGATGATCTACAAACAAAATTTACAAAACTTGACGATGGTTATGTTAATGAGTTTTCAACTCGTGTAAAATCAGAACTAGAATCAGCAAAGGCCTCATTAAAACAAGCAGTATCTGCTGGTGATGTTGACGCACAAGTGGCGGCAAATCAAAACTTAGCTAGGCTAGCTATTGAGCAAGAGCGTATAAATGCTACAGAAGAGCAGAGAAAATTATATGAAAAATCTCAAGAAAATGCTGGACAGGTAGTACAACAACCTGTACAAAGTAATGTACAACAACGGCCACCGGCTAAACCGGACCCAAAAGCGGAAGCTTGGGCGGAAAAGAACGAGTGGTTTGGAAAAGATGAAGCGATGACATATGCTTCGTTTGGTATTCACAAGAAACTTGTGGAGGAAGAAGGGTACAATCCATCTTCTGATGAATACTACGAAGAAATTGACAAACGACTTCGGAATGAGTTTCCCCAAAAGTTTAACGATGGGGGAGAAGTCCAAGGAAGCAAACAACCCGTCCAAACTGTTGCTTCTGCTACAAGGACCACAAGAACAGGACGCAAAACAGTGAGGCTCACACCATCACAAGTAGCGATTGCTAAAAAATTAGGTGTGCCACTTGAAGAATATGCGAAATACGTGAAGGAGTAGGCATATGAATGATGAATTAAAGATTACAAGTAAGACTCCACGCGCTGTCCAATCCCGCGAGAAAACGACTCGTAGGAAACCATGGGCACCCCCGTCATCCCTAGATGCACCACCTGCACCCGCTGGGTTTAAACACAGATGGATAAGGTCTGAAACTTTAGGGCAAGAAGATAATAAAAATCTTTCTGCTCGATTAAGAGAAGGCTTCGAACTAGTAAGAGCAGATTCTTACGAGGACGAATATCCAAGTATACAGGATGGAAAATATAAAGGTGTAATAGGAGTTGGTGGTTTAATGCTGGCCAAAATTCCAGAAGAAATCGTTCATGAAAGAATCGATTATTTCACGCAACAAGCGAGGGATAAAGAGGAAGCCATGGCAAACGATTTATTAAAGGAACAACATCCCAGTATGCCAATCTCTAAACCAGATAGGCAAAGTCGTGTAACCTTCGGTGGTAACCGGAAGAAATAATTTTTTAGCTCTTCTCTCCATCGAATTATATAAACATAACCCTTTAAACAAAAGGAAAAACGATGGCTAACCAAGACGCAGCATTCGGGTTTAGACCCGTAAGGCATCTTACTGGTGGGCAAATCCGTAATCAAACGTATAGAATTACAACTAACTATGACACTGCTCTTTATCAAGGGCAAATGGTATCGCACAAAACTGCTGGTACTATAGAAACTGTAGCAGCTAATGCTATTTTTCTAGGTGTCTTTAATGGTTGTCAATACACGGACCCTACCACAGGTAAACCGACATGGGCTAAATACTATCCAGCATCTACAAATGCTTCGGATATTGAAGCTTATGTCTTCGACGATCCTCAAATTGTTTTCGAAGGCCAACATGATGGTACAGCAACTGAAGCAGTCAATTTTGCTGGTTTTGATTTAGTAGGCGTAGGTGGAAGCACTTACACTGGTAGATCAACACAGGAAATTGATACTTCATCAAATGCTACCACAGGGCAATGGAAACAAATTGGGATATCTAAAGATCCAGACAACAGTGATACAAGTTCAGCAAATTGCAATGCATATGTTGTTCCATCACAAGACTTGCATTTCTTCTTGCAGTCTGCAACATTAGCGTAAGGAGGCTTAAATGGCGATTTCTAGATCACAATTGGTCAAAGAACTTGAACCGGGCCTTAATGCTCTGTTTGGTTTGGAATATGACCGATACGAAAACCAGCACGCAGAAATTTTCGATACAGAAAGTTCTGATCGTGCTTTTGAAGAAGAAGTAATGTTATCCGGTTTCGGTACAGCTTCAGTAAAACCAGAAGGTACATCAGTTAATTTTGATGATGCTACTGAGTCTTTCACTGCTCGCTATACTCACGAAACTATAGCACTTGCTTTTGCAATCACTGAGGAAGCAGTAGAGGATAACCTTTACGACAAAATCAGTTCTCGTTACACTAAAGCACTTGCTCGTTCTATGAGTAATGCTAAACAAGTGAAAGCAGCAAACGTTCTTAATAACGGATTTAGCAGTTCTTACACAGGTGGAGACGGAGTAGAATTATTTTCTACTGCCCATCCAACTACTGGCGGAAACGTTAAAAACGAATTAAGCACTGCGGCAGATCTTAACGAGACCTCTCTTGAACAAGCATTAATTGATATTGCTGGAATTACTGATGATAGAGGCTTAAAAGTCGCTCTCAACGGTATGAAAATGATTATTCCAGTAAACTTACAATTTGTTGCTGAAAGACTTATGAAGTCTAATTTAAGACCGGCAACTGCTGATAATGATACTAATGCACATAAAAGTATGGGTATGATACCTCAAGGTTATGTAGTTAATAACTACCTAACTGATACTGATGCATTCTTCATTAAAACTGATGCTCCAAATGGAATGAAACACTTCCAAAGAGCTGCTATTTCCACTAAAATGGAAGGCGATTTTGAAACTGGAAACGTTAAATACAAAGCCAGAGAAAGATACAGCTTCGGCTGGTCTGACTGGAGAGGTATTTTCGGTTCTCCGGGAGCTTAATAATAATTATTTTGTGGGGGCTATGCCCCCACATTAACAACCTAGTATAAATAGTTATACAGACTGGCTAGGCAGACGGTATAGAGACTGTATGACGAAAGGTCTATACGACCAAGGAGACAATAATGGCTAATACAAGCTTTAGCGGTCCGGTAAGATCCAAAAAGGATTTTAAACTTTACACCGAGACTGCATCTACAGGAGTAGATCACGATAGAACTTTAGGTACAACAGCTAGAGATGCTAGAAGATACTACTTAGACGAGTTTTTTTTACAAAGACCCGGTCTAAATGCAAATATTGACCAAGCGTCAACAGTTGAAGTTCAACGTGCGTTGAATAGAAACTGGGAAGCTCTTGGAACTAATATGACAACTGCATTGTGCACATTTGCTACAACTTCAGCAGGAGTTTTAGCAACAACTGCTGGTGCAGACGAAGACCAAGCAATCTTAACACCTCACTTAGATACTGCGGCGACAGCATGGGCAGGAGCTTTATGGGGAACAGAAAACTCAGTACATTTTGAAACATCAATTATGCTACCAGCAATTGATAATCAATGTGTTTGGGCAGGATTAAAATTAACTAATGCACCGGAAATTGCAACTGATGCTAACCAAGCATTTTTTACTTTTTTAACTGATGCAGATAATTCTGGTCAATCAATGGATGATTTTACAAAATTACATTTTGTTCATAGTATAGGTGGAACTGATTATATCAGTCAATTACCAATTACTGTGGCAGCAAATACACCATATCATTTAAAAATAGAAATAGACAGTGACAGAAAAGCTACTATTTTTGTAAATGGTATACAGTACAATATTACAAGTACTTCTGGTTCTACCGGCGGTACAGCAGTGACTGCTGTACAACCATCAACAGCAGCAACTAAATCTGCGGCATTAACTAATGATATTGATTTAATTCCATACGTTGGTATTGAAGCAAATGCAGGTGCGGCTGAAGCAATAAACGTACATTATGTTTGTTGCAGTAGAAACGTAAACGATTAAAATAAATAAATTAGTGGGGCTTCGGCCCCACGTTTCTTGATTAAGGAGGGAAACAATGGCAGATACAGTAACAGGACCGACTATCCTACAACAAAACGACAATCGCGTTACAATCAAAATAGTTAATCAATCAGATGGATCGGGAGCAACAACAGTTTTTGGTGATGTGTCAGCAATGGATGCTAGAGCAGATGGAACTTCTGTAGCACATTTAGCTTTACTTAGAGTTTGGTTTTCTTGTCAGGGCGGTGATGGAGGAGACTCTTATGCTCGTTTAGATGAAGAAGATTCAGATGGAGATATTCCTATAATTGGTTTAACAGGAACAGGATACTGGGACTTTAGAGAATTTGGTGGAATACCAGCAGATAAATCTAGTAACAGTAATGAAAGTGATGTTAATCTTGTTGTACCAAGTACCGCTGACGCAGCGAATATGTACACAATTATTGCAGAATTTCAAAAAATATATTAATAAATGATATCGAGGTCATCGATACCTAAACAAATAGAAAAAGGAGGCAAAATGCCAAAAGGACCGGGAACATACGGAAGTAAAGTTGGAAGACCCCCAAAAAAAATAAAACTTAATTATAATAAAGGTGGTACTGTAAAGAAAAAATATAATAAGGGTGGTTCCGTAAATAAAAAAGGAAAATAGTATTTAAATGGCAACTTCTAGTACAAATACCTTTAATTTAGATGTAGACCAAGTTATAGAGGAAGCATTTGAAAGATGTGGAATTAATTCTAGGTCTGGTTATGATTTAAAAAGTGCAAGACGTTCTCTTAATATTATGTTGGCTGAATGGGCTAATAGAGGTATTAATTTATGGACGGTTGAACTTCGTACAAAAACATTAACCGAAAGTACATCTAGTTATACTTTAGATTCTGATTTAGTAGATATATTAGAAGCTGTTTTATATACAACAAGTGATACAACAACAGATGTAGAAGTTGATCGTATTAGTCGCGCTGAATATTTAAATATTTCTAAAAAATCTACGGAGGGTACACCTGTACAATATTTTTTACAAAGGGGTGCTTCGACACCAACATTATATTTATATCCAACACCAGATGGTGCTCATACTTTAAAGTATTGGGGATTAACTAAAATACAAGATGCTGGTAATTATGAAAATGAATTAGAAGTACCTACAAGATTTTTACCGTGTTTAACTTCTGGATTAGCTTATTACACTTCGGTAAAAAAAGCACCAGAGAGAACACCTTTACTAAAACAATTATATGAAGAAGAATGGCAACGTGCTTCAGAAGAAGATAGACCACGTTCCAGTTTCTTTGCTACACCAGAAAGAGGAGTTATTTAATGGCACACGCAGCAGGTAAATATGCAAAAGCAATATCTGATCGTAGTGGATTAGAATTTCCTTACAAAGAAATGGTAAAAGAATGGAATGGATCTTTAGTACATAACTCTGAATATGAACCTAAACATCCACAATTAGAAAGACAACAACATAAACCAGATGGACAAAGTTTAAAAGATGCTAGACCAGCAAGAGTAGAACCAATGACAGTTTTTGTTGGCGGTGCAGGATTTTTTGAATATAATAATAGTATGCAAGTTTCGAATAAAAAATCTCCACAAGTTGGATTAACCGTTGGAACCGTAACAGTGAGTACATCATAATGACTGTTACATACGCAGAATTAACAACACAAATTTTAAATTATACAGAAGTTAGTACAGATGTATTATCTTCAACGATTACTAATGATTTTATTGAACATACAGAAAACAGGATATTTAGAGATATTGATTTAGACGTATTTAAATCTCATCAAACAGCTAACTTAATAGCAGATAATGCTTTCTTATCTCTGCCCGGAGGAACAACTCCTACACCAACATCACTTGGTACAGTTAGAACATTTCAAATTTACCCTGCTTCTGGAACGCCGACTAGAGATTTTTTAGAACAAAGAGACGTGAGTTTTATGAATGAATATTGGCCGGATAGAACATCAACAGGAACACCTAAATATTGGGCTTGGTGGGATCATAATACGATTTATGTTGCACCGACGCCAGATTCAGCGTATAACGTGGAATTAGGAATTACTAGATTACCAACAAGACTATCTAGTTCCAACACAACCTCTTGGTTGGGTAATAATGCTCCGTCACTATTACTTTATGGATGTCTTGCAGAAGCCTTCAAATTCTTGAAGGGACCAGCGGAAATGCTGCAATTATATGAACAATCATATCAACGTGCTCTTCAAGAGTTAGTCATAGAACAACAAGGAAGACACCGAAGAGATGAATATATGCACGGGGCGTTAAGAACTCCTTTGCAATCACAGAACCCATAGGAGGATAAAACATGGCTATAACTCAAGCTGTATGTACAAGTTTTAAACAAGAGTTGCTAGTTGGCACTCATAATTTTACAGCAACAACTGGTGACACTTTTAAAATAGCATTGTACACAAGTTCTGCTTCTTTGGATGCAACCACAACTGCTTACTCAAGCTCAAATGAAGTTTCAAATTCTGGAACATATACTGCTACTGGTGGATCACTAACAAGTGTAACACCAACTACAAGTGGTACAACTGCGCTTTGTGATTTTTCTGATATATCTTTTACATCAGCAACTATCACTGCAAGAGGAGCATTAATTTACAATAGCACAGATTCTAATAAAGCTGTTGCCGTTTTAGATTTCGGTGGAGATAAGACATCTACAAGTGGAACATTTACAATTCAGTTTCCAACAGCCGATGCAAGTAACGCTATACTAAGACTAGCCTAGGAGATAAACATGGCTCTAGTTATAGACGATAGAGTAAAGGAAACCTCGACTACGACGGGAACAGGTACGCTTAATTTAAGTGGGGCTGTTTCGGGATTCCAGACTTTCGTTGCAGGTATTGGTGATGGCAATACAACATATTATGCCATTGTTAACCGTGATGAAGCGGAATGGGAAACTGGTCTTGGGACCGTAACTGATGCTTCTACTGACACATTAGCGAGAACTACTGTAATTGCTAGTTCAAATAGTGATTCAGCAGTTAGTTTTAGTGCTGGCACAAAAGATGTATTTACAACTTTACCGGCAAGTAAGGTTGGGCACTTAGATGGTAGCAATGATTTTATAATTGGTAGAGGTGCATCTGGTGTTGACTATTCTTTAAAGTTTGATGGTGAAACAAGTGATGGTGTTATTACTTGGATGGAAGATGAAGATCATCTTAAAATTGAAGATGATGTTGTAGTAGATAGTTCAAAAAGAATATATCTTTATGATGAAGGTGGAGAATACATTTACGGTGACGGAACGGATTTATATTTAACTTCCGGCGCTGATATAAACATACCAGCCAATATTGGCATGACCTTTGGTGATGACGGGGAGAAAATAGAAGGCGATGGTACAGATTTAACCATTAGTGGAAATAATATTAATTTAACAGCTACGGCTGATGTGGTTATTCCAGCTAATGTAGGAATTACTTTTGGTACAGGAGAAAAGATTGAAGGAGATAGTACAAATTTAACGATCACCTCTGGCGCTGATATTGCATTAACAGCTACTTCAGATATCAATGTCCCAGCAAATGTTGGAATGACATTTGGTGACGATGGAGAGAAGATTGAAGGAGACGGTACTGATTTAACCATTAGTGGTAATAATATTAATTTAACAGCCGTTGCGGATGTTAATATTCCATCTGGTGTTGGATTAACTTTCGCTACAACAGAAAAAATAGAATCAGACGGAACAGATTTATCAATTACAGTTGGATCTAATGGGGATGTTAATATTCCAGCAAACATTGGAATGACGTTTGGTGATGATGGAGAAAAGATTGAAGGAGACGGAACAGATTTAACAATTTCAGGAAATAATATTAATTTGACCGCCGTTGCGGATGTTAACATCCCATCAGGCGTTGGAGTTACATTTGCTACAGCAGAAAAAATAGAATCGGATGGAACAGATTTATCAATTACAGTTGGTAGTGGTGGTGACATTAATATTGGAGCAGATATTGGTTTAACATTTGGTGATGACGGTGAAAAGATTGAAGGAGACGGAACAGATTTAACGATCTCTGGTAATAATATTAATTTAACAGCTACGGCTGATGTTGTAATACCTGCAAATGTGGGAATTACTTTTGGAACAGGTGAAAAGATTGAAGGCGATAGTACAGATTTAACCATTACATCTGGTGCAGATATTGCATTAACGGCCACTTCGGACATCAATGTTCCAGCAAATGTTGGAATGACTTTCGGTGATGATGGAGAAAAAATAGAGGGTGATGGAACAGATTTAACAATCGCTTCAAGTGGAGTTTTGAATCTTGCAGCAGGTGGATCAACTAATCAAATTAAAGTTACTGATGGTGCAATTTTGCCTATTACAGATAACGATGTAGATTTAGGTAGTGCATCATATGAATTTAAAAACGCTTACTTTGATGGTACACTGGAAGCAGATGCAATAACAATAGGTGGCACGGCAGTCACAGCAGGTGGAGCTTCAGCAGGCTTCGCTCTTGCGATGGCCGTGGCGTTATAGTATAAGGAGGATAAATGGCACAGGATTTTAGGAATGTCGTAGCAAGGTCACAGGGAACATCAGCAGCAGGTATTTTGACTGCGGGTAACTATGACGCAGTTATTGGTATTCGTGTATGTAACATTCTCACAACAACAGTAAAAGTGGATATTTATGTGGTAAGGAGTACAGCAAACTACTACCTATGCAAAAATACCCCCATTCCTCCGGGCGGTTCAATTGAACTGATTCAAGGGGGAGCAAAAGTAGTGTTGGTTAGTGGTGATGTTTTGACACACGATTGCGATACGGATAATGCAATCGACCTTTGGGTAAGCTACATTGATACGATAAGCGAATAGGAGGATTTATGAGCGAAGTAGCAACAATTAATGGAATACAGTACATTGGGTGCACGGCACCTAATGAAGCTATTCTGCACCATGCGGCAAGCATGGATGCAAGTCAAACAATTGAGTCTGCCGTGTTGGCAGGCCCAGTGACGTTTACGTCAACAGTAACAATAACAGGTAACGTGGTAATAGTATAAATGGGTACAATACAGATAGACGGCTCAACGCCAAAACTGACAATAGGAAATGCAACCGCAGAGGATGCGTTAATTCTATTTGATGGCAATGCACAGGATTTTCATGTTGGGTTGGATGATTCATCGGATAGTCTAGTTATAGGATTAGGCAGTGCTCTTGGCACAACACCGGCAATGACGGTTAACTCAAGTCAAGTAGTAACATTTGCACAAAATCCTGTCTTTCCAGATGGAGGTGTTGCTGTAGCAGATTTGGATATAGATGGAGCTACAGATATTGGTGCGGCTATAGTAGATGCAGATTTATTTATCATTGATGATGGAGCAGGGGGTACTAATAGAAAAGTCACGGCTTCTAGAATTAAAACTTATGCAGGTGGTGCTGTTACAGCAATCAATAACGCCACGGCCAATGAGATTGTTACCATTGGTTCTACAACAACTGAATTGGATGCAGAATCTAAATTATTATTCGATGGTACTAACTTAGTTCTTGGTAACGGAACGGCTGAAGATATTTATTTTCAAATTGATGGTAATGCTTTCAATTTTAATATATATTTAGATGATTCAGTAGATGGTGTAGGATTTGGAACGCAAGATGGTGGTATAGGAACTAATTCTGCTCTGTGCATAGATTCTAGTAATAATCTAACTGTTGGGCAATCTCCTGCGGTAGGAAGTTCTACTCCATTTATGATTAGAGGAGACAGTTCTTCAAATACTGGCCAGCAAACTGCTAGAGTTCACAATGCGGGAATTGTTTTCAATGAAGTTCGTTCTGGTAACGAGAGTGTTTGGACTTGTGGCCCTGATGGAACAACTTTTGTTGTTTCAAATTGCACAGATGACCCTGCGGCAAATGCTTTTACAATTAACCAATCAGAGGTTGTTGCTGGCGATTTTAATGACACATCAGATGTCGCCCTTAAAGAGAACATAGTATCAATAGATACCGCAATAGATATTGTTAAACAATTGCGACCAGTTACTTTTGATTGGAAGAGAATAGGTAAAGGTTCAACGAGTGGATTTATCGCACAGGAAGTGGAATTACTTATTCCAAATGTGGTTAAAGGTGATAATTTTGATTCTAGTGATAGAACATCAATAGGTAAATCACTTAATGCAACAGGAGTTCTCTCTCACGTTACAAAAGCATTACAAGAAGCAATAACAAAAATAGAAACTTTAGAAGCTAAAGTAGCGGTATTGGAGGGCTAGATGGCAGAAATTCGTATAAACGCAACTGGAGGACTAAAGCTCTATGACGCTGACGACTCGCATTACGCACAGATAGTAGCAGGAACGATTACATCGAATGTTGATGCGATAACACTGGGACACGATACAGTTACAATAGCTGATAATCTGTCTTTAGGGTCAGATAGTGCGGTTCTCAAGTTTGGTGCTGATGGTGATACTACTCTCACGCACACAGATGGAACAGGTTTAACACTTAATTCAACTAACAAGTTGTGTTTTAATGACGCTACTCAATATATTCAAGGTGCTAGTGGAACAGTATTAGACATTGCGGCAACAGATGAAATAGAATTAACTGCTACTTTAGTTGATTTAAATGGAAATTTAGATGTATCTGGA